ACAATGGAGATAATGAAGCAATTCACAGATGAGAGAGTTGAGGCCGTGAAGATTCAGAAAGCTCCATTGTGGGACGGCGCGCCACGAAACAAAGGGATTGAGCTTGCAAAAGGTGAATTTATTGCTTACCTTGACATTGACGATTACTGGGGCGACGGTCATTTAAGGAAAATAGCTGAAGGATTGGGTGAGTATGACTGGGTGTTCTTTAATGATTTGATCTTCTCCGGCGGTGAATGGGTTGAGCGCACTTGTGACATACGGAAGTTAGGTATGAACGGAACATCAAACATCTGCCATAAGCGTGAGCTGGGTGCAAGATGGGCACACCGGGGGTATGCTCATGATCATCACTTCAATCAATCACTGATGATGAAGTCACGGAAGTATGGTAAGATTGCAACGCCTGAGTATTTTGTGATGCACATACCCGGCAATTATGATATGTAATATTAAGATAAACATAAAATTCATCTTACAAATATTAACAACGTGACCGTCAAAACAAAAATAATATTAAGTATATGCCAACAGTAGCAGCAATAACAATCACCTATAACCGCCTTGAACTCACCAAGCGAACAATAGAGAGCTTCGAAGAAAAGACCGGAGTTGATTTTCATTTATTCATTGACAACGGATCAACTGACGGAACGCTGGAGTGGTTAAAAGACCGCAATCGGATTGAGTTAGGTAAGAATGAAGGCATAGCAGCAGCCTTTTATTACGGCGTTCAGCAGTTGCAGGACTATGATTATATTCTCAAACTTGACAACGACGTTGAAACCGTCACAGAGGATATCATTGCGAAGATCGTCGAGTTCATTGAAAAGAACGGTCCTCATGCTGTCTCACCACCTGACCTGCTGATTGATCCTAACTTCTATCCCCGGATTCTTTCACGGCGAAAGATAGGAGGATTGAATGTTGAATATGTATCCCACACCGGTGGAGCTTTTCAGATCGCACCGACAAAGTATGTTACCATGCTATGTGATGATTTTGTTCACCTGAAACAAGGCGATTATTCAATCGGTGGTTTTTACCGTCAACACGGATGTCCTCCGATTTACCTGAAAGATTATGCGATGAAACATATCGGATTGAATCAGTCAACACCTGGAAACGTTTATATATTTTGAAGTACGACCTTATCATAGTAGCAGCCTCAAAGGATCACGGCTTAGTTGAGATGACACAACGGGCTATTGATTCCTGTTTAGCTGACGGGGCTGATGTGAATGTGATCTTAATTGAAACCGCTACCCGTGCGCGATACCGGGGAGTAAATCAGACAATATTCTGGAACAAACCATTTAATTACAACGCCTGTTTAAATGAAGGATTAAAATATCGTACCGGCGACGTTCAAATCTTATCCAACAATGACGTGATTTTCATGAAAGGCTGGTCAGAAATTGGTGGTATAATGGAAGCCAATGAGATACTTTCTGCCTGTGCCCGAAGCGAAAGCCGGTCACACTGGGGTATGCCAAACGATTACAAGGCTTATAAAGGATACACGATAGGCACGTTTTTTTGTGGTTGGTGTATCTTTCAACACAAATCAGTATGGGATAAAATCTATCCCCTGGATGAAGCCTATGAGTTTTGGTACTCTGATAACGTGCATGCAGAACAGTTGAAACGTGCCGGGATAGATCACTATTTTATCTGTGCCGTACAAGTCAATCACATCACCTCACAGACACTTAATAAAACAGATCGTAAAACAAGATTACAATATACCCGTGCCCCGCAAAAAAGAATACATAAGCGTAATTGAGAAGTTCTACCGCAACTCATTTGAGGATACCGGTATGTTCTTCTGGGTCGAAGGTCAAAGACGACTTGTGCCAGCTGTGACGATTGAAGAAAGCATATTTCTGTATTTTAAGTATCTTTGTATAGAGGACTTCAATATTGAAAGTGCTATCTCGACGTATTCGAGGATGAAAAAAGAACTATATGCGTCTGCCAAAGAGAATTGAAGAACTGATCCGTCGTAAAGATGAATTTCTGACCGCGAGTGAAACGGCTCTTAATGTTCGTTTGCGGAAGATGCAGGGAATGCTACTGTCGAAGATTACCGCTGAAATCATCCCTCAGTTGGATATGAGCAACGGGCGAATCAGAAGCACCCTCAAAAACTTCCGGATACTTTCGTCACTGGATAAAGTCTATAATGACTTTCAGAACGGGCAGAGGGTTGCATTTGTTGAAGAAGTCGGAGGCACGTTATCGGGCATAAACTCACGGACGATTAACTATTTTCAGGTGATGATGGGACTTGAAACGCCTGCTACTTTTAAGGCCGTTGCCGCAAGTGTCTCTAAAAAGATGGGATTGAGATTAGGCTTAGACGGCGGATCGATTGTCTCAGGCGGATTCTTTGACACTTTAATAAAGAATGAAGCCTTACTTTTGGAAGTAAAGCAAATGACTGCTCAGGCGGTGACTGCTCAGATACCAATGAAAGACTACATCAAAGGTCTGAACACAATAATTAACGGTGACGAAGGGCCCGGAGGTATTGAACGGCAGTTTAACCGCTATGCTCACGACGTTTATCATCAGTATGCCAGTGCTTATTCAACTGCAATGGCCGACGAAACGGGGATGAAGTATTTTATCTATCAGGGCGGGTTAGTTAAAGACAGCCGTGATTTTTGTGTTGCTCATAATAACAAAGTGTTCAAGCGTGAGGATGCTGAAAAGTGGCGCACATGGACACCGTCGCAGGGCGTTTACCCTGAAGGTTATAAGGTTAAGCAGAAAAATCAGGATGAAGTGCCGAGTTATCTGAACTATCCGGGTTATGATCCTCTGACTGACCGGGGCGGATATAATTGCCGTCACTGGATTTCGTGGTTAAACACTTCAATAGCAGAGAGAATGTTAAAGGCACAAAAAAAGCCACAGTAGTTCAGAGGTAGAACGCCTCTCCTGTAAAGAGGTTGTCGGAGGTTCGATCCCTTCCTGTGGCTCGAATAAAAAATATTAAGAAAGTGTTGTATATTTAAAAAATGGTTTATCTTTGAATTGTGTTTGTGCGAGAGACACGACAGGAAATTAACGGTTATGTAACCCTAAGCCCCCGGCTCTCGCACAGTTCGGGGGCTTTAAATTTACAATATCATGAACGCAAATATTGAACAATTAGGGATGCTAAAAATGTTAGAGCATTTATATGAAATGCTACATAGCGGTAAACGGATAAAATATGATGATATCAAAAATAAAAATGGTATAGAGTTTAAGTTTTGGTCAAAATTATTAAGAAATAACATAATTGAAAGAACCGGAACGGCAAAAAAACCAGTCTATACATGGGTTGGGATGAGGCCAAATATTTATATGGCCAAGAAGCTCATGGCAGATGATTTATATTTCGATGGCGTAATAATGGAGAAAGATGCCGCTAATGAAAAAATGATTCAATCTATCTTTTATAGAATTGAATATAATGAAAGTCAGGCGGCATTTAATTTTGATAATTATTCACCTACGCATAACACTCCAGGATGGGCTTTATTGCATAGTTCGTTAGAGCCGGAGAAGTGTGTAGAATTTTTTAATTTATGCTTAGAGAAATATCCGGTGTTTAATATATGCACTCCGCAAAGAGACAAATTGTATCATCCTCCTTTGCATGAAATCAAAGATTTATTTGATGAATACCTGAATTCATATAAGCCTAAAAATAAAATAATAGAAGCTAATGATGAACCACTAATTAGGAAAAAAGAATTAAATGTTGAGTTTGATAAATTCTGGGATTTATATGATAAAAAAGAAGATAGAGATAAATGCGAAAAAAAATGGAACTCGCTTACTAATAATGAACGTGAGGAAATAATGCAAAAACTACCCCCATATATCCAGGCAACCCCAGACAAAAAATTTCGTAAAAATCCAATTACATATCTCAATAATAAATCATGGAATAATGAGATTGTAGCATACATTAAAGATCCCATTCCACAAAACAAAACGACAGGGAAAACAATTAGCGAATACACTGACACTGAATTGTGGGAAGAATTGAAAAAGAGGGGATATTCCGGTACAATAACTAAATCATTAGCATAATTCCCCCTCATGTAGCTTGTCTGCATGACCGCCCCGGTGATACGTTGCCGGGGTTTTTCTTTTGCCTCAATTCATAATTATGACAAAAATCATATCACAATATGACGAAAATCATTGTTAAAATAAATGTATTGTTTATAACGAAATAAATTTTTACCTTTGACAAAACGAATTCTATGGCAAAAGAAGAACTTGTAAAGGCGATTATCAATGGCAAGTCTGTGAGACTGAGCAAGGCCGCCTATAAAATTGCATCCCGTTTTTACGGTGCAGTAAGTGAAGAAGACCTAAAGAAGGCCCGTCCTGCTGAACTTGAAAGGCCGCTACTGAGGCCGACAATCAAACCAGTGATGATTAAACCGGCAATTAAAGAGCCTGAAGTTAAGACCCCTGAGATGCCTGCAGAATTGCAGGGTGACCCGATGACAGAGAAAGTTGAAGAGACTGTTGAATCCGGTGGTGATCCTGCCGCTGTAGTTCCTGGACCTTCGAAATCAAAGCGGACTCCGGCCAAAAAAGCCAAGAAATGAAAGAACTAACCTCAAAGAAAACCGGTAAGGTGCAGTTTGTCAGTGATGACGTTTATAATGAGCTTGTCAGAAACGGCAGGCATAAGAAGTACAGCGTCCGTGATGTGAAGCCTATCATTGCCAAAGCACCGACAATTCTGAAACCTGAAGTAAAGAAAGTCACCAAACCAAAACATAATGACTGATTCTGAAAAACAAATTCTTGAGGGTTTTTTGTCGAAAACCTTAAAAATCGGCACTGAGGAACTGGCAAGCCTTTATAACGACGCCGGAGATTTAACTGATTTATCTATTGCTGAAAAAGCCGATTCGGAAAGAGTAAAAAAACTCGGAGGTGTCGGTTCTGACCAATTTAAGAGGGGCGTGAAAGAAGGCGCATCTAAGATTGAGAAAGCGGTAAAAGATAAGTATGGTGTTGAATCTGATCTTGAAGGGGTTGAGCTTGTTGATTTTATTCTTACAGAGAAAATCACCGAGGCACAAGGAACGAAAGATGACATTACCAAACATCCTGACTTTTTGCGTCAACAGCACGAATGGGAAAAGCAACTGAAAGCCAAAGACAAAGAACTGGCCGATAAGATCGCTGAAAAGGAAAAAGAGTTTCAGAAAAAGACTATCATGTCAAAGATCGAACGCCGGGCCATTGAAGAACTTGAAAGGTTGCGCCCTATCCTGCCGTCTGATGCAAAGAAAGCCCAGAGATGGAAGGAAAAGTACATTGATGAGTTCCGCACGTTCGACTACGAGGAAATTGACGGCGACATTATTCTGTTGAAAGACGGAGAGCCTGTTAAAGACAGTCACGGACATAAGGTCACATTTGAGGACTACGCCCGTGAGACTGCTTCAGGATTCTTTGATTTTCAGCAAGCGGACGATCGCTCATCGTCAGGCAATCGTAGTGAACCAGGCAAGCCTCCGGTAAAAGCACCGACAAACGACGATGAATATTTCGCTCGTTTAAAGGCCGCAAAGACCCCCGAAGATCGTATAGCGATAACGGAGTCTTACGAAAAATTTAAATCAAAATGAGCCAAATAGGAAGTATTGATTGCGGCTTTTTAGCCATGTACCAGGGTATGTTAGACAAGCATTGGACAGACCCTCAGACAAACGTTGATAATGTTGGTGACGTTGAGTCCGCTAAAGCGGTACTTGAAAACCAGCAGGTAAGGATGACCGAGATAACCGGAAAGAAGAAACGCATCATGTCAGTCGAATGGCTGTCAAAGTGTGACGTTACTACTACCGATTGCACGGATGACTGTACGATAACCGGCGACGATGCCGATCCGATGTGCCAGGAGTACGAAATTGAATGCCTTCAGGAAACGTCCTTCAAGATGCCCAAAAGAGCATACCGTGAAAGGACTATTGAGTTTCAGGAGGCTTACATGTTCAACATGCTCCAGCATAAGAAAGCTCTCGATGAGTGGCTGGCCCAGTATATTCTCACGGGGCTGGTTGCTAATGCCGGGGTTAATGCTTACGCAGGAATAGGAACCGTTGCAGGAACTATTACAACTATTCCTCCGAACTTCTGGGACGATTCAATATGGGGATATTTCAACCTGGTTAACAGGATGAACAAAATCAAAGACCCGTATATGATCACCGGAACAAACCTGTTCCAGTACATCTTCAACCGTATGCACGAATCAATGACCGATGCAGGTAAGGCCGCAATGTCAAAGGTTGGTACGATTAAGAAGATTTACCAGGACCCGGAGAACGTCGAGACCATAGCTCCCGCTTCCACGTTCCTGATCCACAAGACGGCTGCTGCCTTCATTAACAAGGCATGGAACCCTCTCGGTCCCGTTAATGCACAGAGCGAGGCCGGTGTTTATGCCCTGTGGTCAGAGCAGTCCTCGAACATCCCCGGTGTATATTATGACATCATCACAAAGGAAACCTGCGAGAGCAATGAGTTTTATCTTGCCTCGAAGATTCAGCTTCATGGAGTTTTTGCTGTTAATCCTGCCCCGTGTGATGAAGACAACACCGGCATACTCCAGTTCACCTGCGGGAGTTAATTAAATGTTACGTTTAAACGAAAATAGAGGGACACTTATAAATTTGGGTGTCCTTCTTTTTTAAAGCTATGGAAGAGAAATGTAACTGTGGCAGTCGTCGTCCGAAAACGGTGATAGTTGTCAAACCAAGAACAAAAAGAATAACAAAATGAGCCTCGGTAATTGCTTGCAGAATATTATAGGCTTTGCTCCGGAAGATTGTGAATGTATCGATAACTTCACAACTGATTATGCTATTTCAGATAGCGGACTTTATATCTCGGAGCTTCAGGGCATGTCACTCAGGATGCTGGATTCTCTCGGTGGGTGTGAGGACCTTTGGGATAAAATGACGCGCGCGCGTGAGAATGCTATCAATTCTTTTCGCGTTGACTTGTCCCAGGCACTCATGAAGTATAAAGAACCCGCGC